CATTCGGCTCTCAATTCTTGAACCTTGATCGCTTCCTGCCCACTCATATATGATGAAAGAATTATTGTCGCAAACCCCAACAAAATTGTAAATATGATCAGCTAGTAGCCTGCCAATTATGCTGAGTTTAATGAAGTTAGTCAATTCATATTCACAAAAGAACAACTTGTATACCAGTCCGATTAATGACCTTAGGACTAGAATTAAGTTGATTAAAGTTAAGATGTCAGATGTGAGGTCTGCGTAAGTGGAGATTGTACTGTTCATGATCATGTCATGGATTGTTGGTAATGTCGTAAGGGCTCTGCCGAATAATATTTTTGCCATTCCAACCATCGCGTGTTCGAACAAGTATATCCACATTGTTTCTGCAAGTATGAAAAAGATTGCAATGAAAAATGCCAGATTAGGATTGGTGACACCTCTGGGACCATCCACCATGTGCATGAATGATTGGGGTGCGCCAATGCCTCTTTTGAAGAAACTGGAGTCGTATTTTCTGTTTTTCTTTTTCTGCTTAAGCCGGGCTTCTTTAGCATCTTGTTCTTGTTGTTTGAGTTCGCGCTCTATTTGCCTGGCTGCATCACGATCACCTTTCTCCTTCTGTTCTTCATCCTTCAGTGCAGCCTTGACTTTAGGGTCATGACTGGTGGGAATTTTGGGAGAGTGATCAAACTTGCATTGATTGTTTGTGCATCCACCCTTCTTGCTGTCGTATTTGCACATTTTCGGGGCGGTTTGCTTGCTCACCTTTGGGGCGGCCTTCGCTACTGGCTTTTTACCTGCGGCAACAGGGTCAGCTCTAGTGGCGGTATTGCTCCCCGTCTGAGGAGCCTTCGCTTCTGGCACAGGTGCAGCTAGTGCGTCAGAGGCGGGTTGAGCCTTAATTTCCGGCTCGGCGGGTTTTTGGTCCCGACATTTGGCACAAACATTCGCCCTATTGGGGCTGGCGTTGTGCGATTTACCACATATTTCGCAAGATTTAGTTTCAGGTTTGGAGTCACAAGAGTGGCAATTGAGTCTGTTAGGATCTCCAAAAAATTCTTTGTTGCATGTGAAACATGGGCGGTATTGTTTATTAATCTCCACAGGTGCCTTCTCAGCATACTTGCATGTCTTCTGGTGATAAGGAAAATCGAAATCACAGGACGAGCAAACATCTGGGGCCTTGGGCATTATGACAACCGTATCATCGAATTCCATCCCTGGATTTTCTTCGATATCCACCAGAAAGTCTGCATTCAATCGTCGATTGTGATCCTTAATGAACCGGATCAGGCAGAACCTGTGGTAGAATTTGTCGTTATCATTGTGTTGGTAGATTAATTGTGGGGCACTGAAGGGGATACTACAGTAATCACAGGCAAGACAAGGTCTCACTTGCCTTACGATCACAGGTATGTCAGTGGTTGTAATTGTCAAGGTGCACTCTTGACTAGCGGCAGTATTTTTAGTTTGTTGATTATCCATCTGAAATTTCCGTTACGCGCGTGGTTGTGAAATTCATTTGGGTGTTAAGGGGTGCTCTCCGAGCAGGTTGTGCCATACACAGGCTGTGTCCCGATATGCTGGGCGCTAGATTTGTCAGTCTCCAATGCTGAGCATGGAGATTCCGATGTTGAATCATAGTATGTTGAAGGGTTGATATGTTTCCCAACACATCCACTGACCGCCACGCCTGGAAATCCAGTCCTAAAGTATGGGCATTAAGAGGCTACCTTGACCTCAGTTCAATGATTGTGTGTTATTTCCACGTCCCAAGTCAACAGTGACCAGTCCGCAACATCTTCCGCAGCGTTTTCTGCAGAAGAGACTGACTCATCTCCGTTTAAGGTTTTTGTTTGCCGCCCCGGACAGCCTTGTTGTTCCTCGTTTGAACAACAGTTTTAGGTGCCGGTTTGGTCTTGTTGGTTGATGAAGCTGCTGCACGCCGTCTTGCATCAATTAAATGCTTCTGTCGAAGCTCCTCTTTAAGCTCTTCGAGTTGGTGTTTCAACTCGGAATTAGATTGTCCTGTTGGTTCAGCGACTTTCTTGTTGCCAGCCAGCATCTTAATTCCTGATGCAGCTGCTTGAGCTAGAGGGTGGGGGATCATGCCAAGAACAGAAGGCGCGATCTCCCCGATTGTGCCTAGAACTCGATCCCACCACTCACCTGCAGGGTTTTCTTTGAACATAACCGCAGGTGGTAATTCGGACCATAGTTTGGATACAAGCTCC